CTAATGTGTCGCCTACTGCGCCTGAACCGCCTAAAACTTGAGCAGTTGTGGAAGGGGCTACATATTCGTATGTTGTGCCAAATGGTTGTTGTATGCCTGACATTTAAATTCTCCTGTTGTTTGTGGTATTTTTAATATCCCACATATCGTTTAAAGTTACATCTGTTTCGCCCACAAACAAGCCTTTAATAGGCTCATCCTTGGTCATTATCTTTTCTTCCACTCGCCAAGCAACCGCTGCCATTCTGAAAGCATCTGCAGCATGACTTGTCCAGTCGTGACGAGGTTTATCTCTAAACACTTTCCTATCTTCGTCATACTCTCTTTGATACTGTCGTAATGACTCGATACCATCCTGACACCTTTCTGCGTCAAACCAAGACTTCATCAGCGCCATACGAGTTGCTTGAATTCCGTCTTGAAGTCCTAAATTTGGGACAATTTTCATTGATTCTAACGGAATTTTAACAGAAAGTTGTTCAATTATTGACTTTCCACCACTTGCTAGAGTTTTTGCCCTTGCGTCATGAGGCAGATAATGTATGCCATATTCATAGCCAAACTCTGCTTGTTTAGCTTGAATTAGTCCTGTATAAAAAGGGACTGGCTGACCATTGCTTCCATGGTAGTCAAGGAAACGAATTTCTCCCCTGACAACTTGCCACCACCAAATGCTTGTATCGTCTGAATAACCCAAGTCCCAGCTTGTATTAACTTTATACATTGGGTCGTAATCAACCTTGGTAACTCTGCCACCATCGGTAAGCTGGCGCATCTCTTTGCCATAATAAGCACCCAAAATAGCTGACTCAAAGTCACACTCAAACTCTTGTAAGTATTGGTCTTGCGTCATGGACTTGGCGGCATCTTCCAATTCTTCTGGCGGCAATAAGCCGGTCTGACTAGCTCTTAAGGTCTTGGCATACCAATCGGAAGATTTGGTGGCGTTATTGTATATGTCCCAAAAGGCATTATGACCTTTGGGCGTTCCAATGAAAACTGCCCAACCGAGTCTGTCTGCCAACAAAGGCCGAATAATCTCGCCCCAAATACGAGGGCGCATATCTGCATACTCATCTAGGACAATCCCATCAAGGTATAGACCACGTAAAGAGTCAGCATTATCAGCACCAAACAAACGAATCCTTGCGCCATTTATTAGTTCCACCCATAGTTCAGATTGATTAGCTTTAGCCATTACAGGATTACTAAATCTTAACAAGTAGTCCCAGGCGATATTCTTGGCTTGGCTGTAATATGGTGCAACATAAGCGTATCTGCCGTCTTCTTTGCCCTCTATTAGTGCCTTATAGATGAGTTCATTGATACAAGAGACAGTTTTTCCACATCTTCGGTGAGCAACTATAACTGCCCAACGCTCTTTTCTTTCGTGAAATTCTAGGAATACATCTCTAGGCTTATAGTCTAGTTCAATCTCTATTTCTTCCAAGACACCACCATGCGTTGTGGGGCTTTCTCATCGCCTACTACTTCAGTCCTAGCAAGTTTAGGTACATGGTATTCCATGACAGTCTGAAGCATACCAAAAGCCTTCTCAGGGTTTGGCGCAACTATGTATTTACCTTCTTCGTTTTGTATGCCATCAGCGACGCTTTGTAGCCACTCTTGCATTTTGTGTGTATTGCTATCAACAAACTTAGCAATAGCCTCACGAGCCATCGTAGTGCTTTTATTAGGCACTCCAGGCTTTCTACCAGCCCTATTTAGGTTGTCTTCAACAGATTTCGACAGTTTTTTGTCCATACATTCTCAAGTGATTGATTTGTAAGGCTAAATTGTAATACAGAATTTAGAATGGGTCTTTTACTACTTTATTCATTTCTTTAATCAGCATATCTCTACGCTTATTACGCTTCTTTTCATTCTTTTCTAGCGTGGACTCTTTATGTTCTCTCAATAAAGCATCTTTTTGCTTGTATTCGTGTTTCATGTGTTTCATTTGTGAAACTTCTCCAACTCTAAAGCTAATCTAGCCCTACGACCTTCTTTGCCTTTTGCTTTGGCGGCTTTTTCTAGCTTACCTTTAGGAATGGTGTCGCCTTCTTTAACGCCTAATTCTTTCTTTAGTGCGCCTTTATGCTTGATAGCGCCAGCAATCCAGTTAGCCATTATTCTCTTTCTTTAGCAATACGAGCCATTAACTTTTCTTTGGCGGACTTTTTAATAGTCTTTTGTTCTGCTTCGTCAGGCGTATCTTGGTAGTTCTCATGCTTGTCGTAAGCAGCTTTAATAGCTTCCTTACGCTTTTTAGCCTTAGTTACTGAAGACTCAAAAGACTTTCCGTCTTTCTTTTCAATTTCCATGTCTTTTTTAGGCATTGCTTTCATATTAGGCTTTCATGTGCTTTTTGAGGGACATTTCTACGGCATCTTTGTGTTGCGCTTCTTTTTTGCCCAAAACTTTGCCATAGGCTTCTTCTAACTTTGCTTTTCGCTTACCTTTAGCATTATCTCGTTCTACATTAAGTGCAATCGCTACGGCTTGTTTGCGTGGCTTTCCTGCTGCTTCTTCAGCTTTAATGTTTTTGCCTACACTTTTGGCGCTGCCTGATTTATCTAACGGCATGGTAATTCCTTTCAAAGTTCGTACAATTTTAATACATCTATAGCTTCTTCGCATGAATTTACCCTGTGTAATGGCCCACCTTGCCAACCAGCAAATAGCTTAATTTGTAAAGGAGTTAGCGTTTTAGACTCCCCATCCTTAACCTCGAGTAGAATTGTGGTGTCGTTGTAGGCGCACAATAAATCTGGAATTCCTCCTCCAACTGTGTGCAAAAGAAATACATCTGCACCATAATCTCGTAGTGCTTTTACAACATCCTTTTGATTTTTATCAACTTTTTTAATATAAGACATAATTGTATGTTAGTGTTCTTTTACTTGTTAAGGGGAATTTAATGTACCATTTAAGCGATGAAGAATGGATTGCAGTCTGGAAAGAATGTGGTTCAGCCGTTGTAATGGCAACAAAAATAGGTGTTAGTCAGCGCTCAGTATATAACAGAAGAAGGTCAATAGAAGCAAGGCATAAGATTGAATTGCCTTCAGTAGATGACCAGCGTTTTGACCAGTTAAAGAAAATCGCCCAAACTACAGGACATACTCGCAGGGGTATGGATATAGAAAAAGGCAGAGTCATCGTCTTTAGTGATGCGCACTTCTGGCCTGACGATACCACCACAGCGTTTAAAGCACTCTTAGAGATGATTAAAGAGTTTAAGCCTACGGCAGTAGTCTGTAATGGCGATGCGCTGGATGGGGCTAATTTAAGCCGTTTCCCACGCCAAGATTGGAATAAAGTACCTACTGTCAAAGAAGAGTTAGAAGCCTGTCAGTATTACTTAGGTGAAATTGAAGCAGTTTCTAAAGGGTCTAAGTTGTTTTGGCCTATGGGAAACCATGACCAAAGACTAGAAATGTCTATTATTGCTAATCTTCCTACTTTTGAAGGTGTATTTGGTACTTCATTGCGGGATTACTTTCCTATGTGGCAGCCTTGTTGGTCATTTTGGGTAAATGAAGATACTTGTATTAAGCATCGCTGGAAAGGTGGCTGGACAGGTGGTAGGAATAATGCTGCCCTAAGCGGGGTGTCCATGATTACAGGTCATACCCATGTCTTATCTTCCATTCCATTTAATGATTACAACGGCACACGATGGGGAGTCCAGACTGGCACATTAGCTGACCCTATGGGACAACAATTTGCCTATACTGAGGATACCCCTAAAGATTGGAATAGCGGTTTTGTAATGTTATCTTTTGACAATAGCAAAATGCTTCAGCCTGAGATTATTCGTGTATGTGGTGAAGATGAAGTTGATTTTCGTGGAAAAATACACAAAGTATGAGGCTGACATCATCGGTTATTAAAAACCTATACGCTTCTCTTTATTGTTGTTATCCATTTACTAAATGGAATATGCCATTGCCAGAAGAAGTAGAGTTTATTGTGACTTCTGACCTAGAAACAATGGGGACTTATTTATACAACACAGAAGAAGATTATGAGCATTGCATTACTATATCTTCTGCTAGGTGCGGTCATTTCTATACAGTTTTAACAACTTTAGCCCATGAGTGCGTACACATGAGTTTTCATCGGCAAAAAGGTGATAAATGGATGCAACATGGAAAGCCGTTTAGGACTCGTTGCAAGATGGTGGCACACGAATTAGGGCTTGATGGACTTGAGCTTTAATCAGCTTTTCTAATTCCCTAGCAAATCTATAGCGTGTTTGCCATTCATTAGCGGAAGCAACGCCTCGTAATCCTAAAGAATACCAAGCGTTTTCAATTTCTTCATCTGTCAACTCAGCACTATCCATAGTGCGATTAAAGGTGCGAATAGCACAAATACACCAAAATATAGTAAAAGGTCATTCATATTAGGGCTAACAAATCTTCTTCAGAGAAACCCCAATGCTTTTCAAACCCTTTATGTCCAAGCTGATGAATACTGGTATCGCCAAGTCGATGATGAATGGCGCACAAAGGGATGACAGGTGCAAGGCTTCTTTTGCCACCATATCGTCTGATGTGGTGCATTTCAACGGGGGAATCGTCAAGGTTTCGTACGTCTGTTTGTTTGCACAATATACAGCCCAGTCTTGCCAGTTTTGCATAATTGTCTTTTTCTGCTTTAGTTGCCATCTGCTAATGCGTACCAATCTCTATAAAACTGTTTGAAAGACTCAAACCCTATTCCAGTCTTAACGGGTTTACCTTCAGGTGTAAGTAACCAGTATGAATCTATTATAGTTTCAGTATCAGTATTGCCATAGATAATAACCACCATAAAGCTAGGTTTAGCAGCAAGAGCTTGCAACATAATTCTTTGTCCATCACTAACCTTTTCTCTTGGGCGTTTCCATTCCATTATTAGAAATTGCCCATTGCGCTCTGCAATACCATCTACATTACTTGGTACAAACGCAGTATTTGCGGAGATTAAACCTTTAAAGTCCGCATAGTCGGTGTGTGACGCCCAAGCATTTCTCATTAATTTAACCATTGTTTTCTTATCTGGTCATAAGTAGCAAACTCTAATTTAATAGTTTCTTCTGATAGCTCATGGGCTAATTGTGTGGCTTTTTCATAATCACATTTAAGCGTAGCGTTATGGTAAGACTTCATTAATCTTTGAAGTTTAAGGTAGTTTTCAGAATAGTCATTCATCTAGTCATTCTCTCTATGTTTCTAT